CATAAGATGTGTAAAAATTGTGTGAAATTTTGTGAAATGCATCAGAGGGATATTGACAAGGTTGGCCAGTATTATAATGGAGTTACAGAGGCCGAATGGCCGGGAGGAAAAGATATGTTAAGACTGAATTATGTAAGAGACTATGCGGAGATCGGACTAGGTAAGACATATAAGTTCGAGGTTGATGCTAACAGAAGTATCGTCATAGATACTGATAAGGATAATGCTATTAACTCTATCTGGTTTCATGATCAGAGAGAAGTTAATTCTGTAGTCGCCTGGTTCTTTTGTACAGCACTGGTATATATTGAAAACATCATGTCTGATCTGGATATCGCTATTGATGTGGATAAGCTGTTATCATTTGAAAATTGTTTTGAAGATATGGAGGTGTGCTGATGTTTAAAAAGAAAAAGAGTTCTGATCATGAGAGAAAAACTATCACAGTAGAGGAAAAGCAAGAGCTCCGATGCATGAGAGCTCAGATCGTTTGTCTTGAGGCTATGCTTATACAAGGTGCAATATCAAGACAGGACTACCAGAAAGAGCTGGGGAATATAAACGCCAGGGTAACAGCATTAGAGGTAAAATATGGGTTACGCTGAATATCTGTCTAATACGACAGCATCGGTAAAGCTCGATCAGAAAACCTTTAAAGAATGGGAAAGAGGAGAGATCACTACAGAACAGGCTTTCGATCAGTACGTATCTAATAATATGATCGGAAAACCACCTCTGTATCATGAGCTTCTATTCGAGCACTGGCTCAATTCATTAGGATATAGGAGGTCAATGTATGGCAAGAAAGCTTAATATGACTAATTTGTGGAAAAGATATTCTGATGTATCTAGGAAGGTGAGGCGTAATATCCGGTATCTGGAAAAGCATAACCCAAGCTCTATAGCTCTGGAGCGTTACGGACTGTCAGAGTTTCCCACTATGACACAGCTTAAGAAGGAAGGATACGACCCCAGAAGCTTACAGCGTCTTACTGATTATGCCCGTAAGGCTTTGGAACAGACACAGCCGAGCACCGTTAAAAGAGCTGAGCGTCTGGCCATAGAGACTATAAGAAACGATTACGGCGTTAAGTTTATCAATGGCCGTAATATAAACGCCTTCTTTAGATTTATGGATGATCTGAGAGCCAGAGGTGTAGCAACAGCCAAGAGCTCTAAGGTATGGGCTGAGACTTACGAGAAGATCAGAAAGCAAGGCTTAAGTAAAAGCGAGATAGAGCTTAATATGGATTACTGGCTACAGGAGTTTGAGAAACTGTCTACAGAAGGAAGGGCTGAGGACTTCAGCCCGGATATAATCCGGAAGTATTCAAGTGGATACTTCAAGTAAAACAATATCGGTTAGACAGTTCGATTATGACCGGCTGGCCAGTTATAAGATAATCGAGAGAAACAAAAGGAAAAAAGGCTCCAAGTCTTATCTCGATGTGGTTACAGCGTTTGATATTGAAACTACCAGGATAAAAGAGATCGATCAGAGCGTCATGTATATATGGGCTTTACAGTTCGATCTGGATACGACCATTGTAGGTCGTACCTGGGATGAGTTCTTTGAAATGATAGACAGGTTTAGAGAGTATCTACAGGACACCTGCTATATGATCGTATATGTTCATAACTTAAGTTATGAGTTTCAGTTCTTAAAAGGACTGTATGACTTTGAGCCGGACGAAGTATTCGCTACTGAAAGCCGGAAGGTGCTTAAGTGTACAATGTATGACTGTATAGAGTTCAGATGCTCATATATGCTGACTAACCTCAGTCTGGACCGTTTCCTTAAGAAAATGAATGTAGAAAACCTAAAGCTAAGTGGCGACACATTCGACTATACCAAGGAGCGTTACTATTGGACCTCCTTATCTGAATATGAGCTCCAGTATATGATCAATGATGTTAAAGGACTGGTCCAGGCTCTGGTTAAGCAGCTGGCAATAGATAACGATACTCTTCAGACTGTACCGCTTACTTCTACCGGTTACGTCAGAAGGGATATGAAGCGATCGATGAGAAATTATAATCACGATCAGATGCGGGAAATGTTGCCCGGAGTAACGATTTACAAGCTTTTAAGGGAAGCATTCAGAGGCGGTAATACGATGTCTAACAGATACTTTACAGATGAAATAATAGAGAATGTATCAAGCTGTGATATCGTATCCAGTTATCCGTTTCAGATGTGCTGTAAAAAGTATCCTATGACAAGGTTTCAGAAGGAGGAAGCATCACCGGAGGTATTCAAAAAGCTTACTGATCTTAAGTCTCTGGCTTTGCTTTGCAGCTGTACATTCTACAATATACGGCTTAAAAGCATTTTTATAGGCTATCCTTATCTTAGTAAGGATAAATGCCGGGAGATCATCGGTGGTATCAATTCTAACGGCCGTATCCTGGAAGCCAAGCGGTTAAGTACAACTATAACGGATATAGACTTCCGTATTATCCTGGATATTTACGAGTGGGACGGTATGGAGGTACATAAGCTGTATTCCAGTAAATACCAGATGCTCCCGATACAGTTCAGAAGCGTAGTATTAAACTACTACAAGATCAAGACAGAGCTTAAAGGTGTAGCTGAAGGTACAGATGAATACGACTTCTATATGAAGAACAAGGAAAAGCTTAACGGCTGTTATGGTATGACCGTAGAAGACCCAGGTAAAGATCACGTCAAGTTTGTAAACGGTGAATATGTAACCGAGGATATCAGCCTTAAGTCTTTACTTGAAAAGCATAACAAGTCAGCTTATCTCTGTTATCAATGGGGTGTATGGGTAACAGCTCACGCCAGATATGAACTACACCAGGGTATGAAGCTATGCGGTAAGTACGGTGAGCAATACGTCTATTGTGATACTGACTCCATAAAATATATAGGAGATATCCCGATCGAGAAGCTTAACAGACAGACCCAGAAGCTGGCCGAAAAATACAAGGCTTATGCTTCAGACAATAAGGGAACAGTTCACTATATGGGAGTGTTTGAAGATGAAGGATACAGTAAGCCTAACCGCTTCTGTACCATGGGAGCTAAAAAGTATGTACTGGAGGACAGCGATAAAAAACTTCATATCACGATAGCTGGAGTCAATAAGGCTAAAGGCGGTGAGGAGCTTGGTAAACTGGAAAACTTCAAGGAGGGTTTTATCTTCAATGAAGCAGGAGGTACTGAGTCTATCTTTAATGATAATGTTGATGAGTTCATCGAAATAGAAGGACATAAGGTCCATATAACAGATAACGTATGTATTAAAAACAGCACCTATACGCTGGGTCTTACGGCCGAGTATAGACAGATATTGGAAGGATGTATCGAGATCAGATACTCTGATCATGATATACCCGGACTTTACAAGGTAAAGAATGAGTAACCTGTAACTCATCTTACATAACTTTATTTACAAGGAGGAAAAGATTAAGTATGAATAAAGTAATTTTAAGTGGAAGAATGACAAGAGACGCCGAGATAAACACCTACGGCAAAGGAAAAGAACAGAGCAAGGTAGCACGTTTCTCTATTGCTGTAAGAGACGGTAAAGACGCTAAAGGAGAGCCACAGGCACAGTTTATCAGATGTGTAGCCTTCGGCGTTCTGGCTGAATTGATCGAGAAGTTTACGAAAAAAGGCCAGATAATTACCGTATGCGGTAGACTTAAGAACGGTTCTTATGAAGATGAAAAAGCCAAGATCACACGCTATACTACTGATGTAGTTATCGAAGACCTGGACCTCTTCAGTTCAGCTTCAAATGATGAAGATGATGAGAATAACGAAGAGGAAGAAAAAAGCTCTAAGAAAAGTTACAAAAGACACAGATAGAAATTAAAAAGAGCTGGGGAACAGGGCCCAGCTCCATTTATATTATAGGAGTTATTATGGATATTTACGATAAAAACGGATATCTGGATTTTGACCGAATAATGGAAGATCAAAACCCTTTTATCTTCATAATGGGAGCTCGAGCTATAGGAAAGACTTACGGCTCTATCAAGTATATGCTTGATCACTCAATCAAGTTTATTTACATGAGACGTACACAGACGCAGGTCGATCTGATCAAGACTCCGGCACTTAATCCTTTTAAGCCTTTAGAGGCTGAAGGCTATGAGACTGTTACTAAACCGATAGCCAAGAATGTAACCGGAGTATACAGCCTGGATGAAGATAAACCAAGCGGTCCGGCTCTGGCTTATATTCTGGCTTTATCAACTGTAAGCAATATCAGAGGCTTTGATGCTTCAGACGTAGATGTTATGATCTATGATGAATTTATCGGTGAAAAGCATGAGAAGAGTATATCCAACGAAGGGCTCGCTTTTCTTAATGCTATAGAGACTATAGCCAGAAACAGGGAGCTTAAAGGACAAAAGCCACTTAAAGTGATCTGTCTTTCAAATACCAACGATCTGGTAAACCCTATATTTATAGAGCTGAAGCTCGTTACTGTCGTAGAAAAGATGATCAAGGATAACAGCGATTATAAAAACATCAAGGCTAGAGGCGTAAGCATCTACCTTTTGCATAACAGCCCGATATCAAGACAGAAAGCTTCTACCAGTCTGTATAAGCTGGCCGGTGAAGGTGTTTTCTCCGGTATGGCTCTGGATAATGACTTCAGCCAGGAATATATGGCTATGGTAAAAAGCCAGTCTCTGAAAGAATATAAGGCTATGGTTGTAGTAGGTGAGCTCTGTATCTATAAGCATAAGAGCAAGCGTCAGTATTATGTAACAGCTCATGTGAGTGGAAAGCCGGAAGTATATGACAGCTCTGAGATAGAGATAAGACGCTTTACAACAGACTATTATTATCTTAAGCTTTCTTATCTGGCCAGACATATATTTTTTGAAACTTATCTGTTACAGATTTTATTTGAAAGATATTTCAAGCTGTAATAATATAATTATAGAGAGCGTGCATACAGAAACGCCGGAAGCGTGCACATGGTGATCTGACACCTTGAGCTCTCTACTATAGGAGGTATAAGTATGGCTGAGGATGTAGTATCAATCATATCGACAGTGGGCTTCCCTATTGCTATGTGTCTTCTGTTATTCTGGAACATGAAGCAGGAGCAGGAAACACATAAAAATGAAGTAATGGAGCTCAAGGACGTTATCTCACGTAACAATGAGATACTGGCCAGTCTGAAGCAACTTATTGAAGATAAATTAAAAGATAAAAAAGATTAAAAGAACAGGAGAAGAACAGGAAAATGAGCAAAGAAGAAATCTTAAAGCTGGTAAATGCCGGTTATACTAAAGCCGAGATCGAGGCTATGAGCTCAGATCAGAAGCCGGAGGAAAAACCGGAAGAGAAGCCAGAGGAAAAACCGGAAGAGAAGCCAGAGGAAAAACCGGAAGAGAAGCCAGAGGAAAAACAGAAAGTTAAACCGGCTGAAACTGACAGCTTGACTCCGGATGTTATGAAAGATGTTATGAAGGAGTTTACCGGAGCTATTAACGGCTTAAGCGACATGATCAAAAAATCAAATATGATCAATGACGGTTACGAGCCTAAAACAGCCCTGGAAAAAGGTGAGGAAGTGTTAGCCTCACTCATAAACCCACCCACTAAAAAGAAATAGGAGGAAACAATGGGAGTTAACACAATGAATTTTGAACAGGCTAGCACTCTGTTAGCCTCACTTCACGAACAGGCTACCGGCAAGTCAGCACTGACGCCTACTGATCTGTCTGAGTTTATCTCTGTTGCTCAGTCAACTCTTCAAGCCGGCTATGACCCTGTTATCAACGCTATCAGCCAGGTAGTAGGCCGCACCATTATCGCCGTAAGACCTTATGATCGTAAGTTCAGAGGCCTTGAAGCTTCTAACGATCGCTGGGGAGGCATCACAAGAAAGATTAATTTTGCGGACCGTCCAGCCGTAGACTCTAAAGTCTATCAGCTCGTAGACGGTCAGAGCGTAGATCAGTACGAAGTCAGAAAGCCTAAAGTCTTACAGACCAACTATGTAGGCTCAGATGTCTATACCGGTTTCTACACGATTTTTACAACACAGCTCGATAGTGCTTTCAGATCACCGGAAGCCTTCGGTGAGTTCATGTCTGGACTTATGGAACACTTTTCTAATGAGCGTGAGCAGTGGCTTGAAAACTTCACCAGATCAGCTGTCAATAATTTTATTGCCGGAAAGATCGATATGGAAGCTTCGCCTTCTGACCCAGCTGTCGTACATCTTCTGAGCGAATATAACAGCCTCACAGGCTTATCACTCACAGCTCAGACTGTAAGACAGCCGGCCAACTATTCACCATTTATCAAATGGCTGTATGCAAGAGTAGGTGAGCTCTCAGATAAAATGGCTGAAAGATCAGAGCTTTACCAGGCCAAGATCACCGGATACGATATCTACAGACATACACCGGTCAGAGATCAGCGTATCTATATGCTGTCTGAGTATCTGAAGAGTTTTGAAACAGAAGTCAAGTCAGATGTCTATAACGCCGGTTATCTGAACATTGCCGGTGTTGAAGGTGTTTCGTTCTGGCAATCGATCAAAGCTCCGGCTTCGATCTATACAACGCCAATGGAGATCGATACAGACGGCTCTTATAAAGAAGGCTCAGCTGTCAATAAGACAACTGTTATCGGTGTAATGTTCGATAGAGACGCTATCGCTTATAACATCTTCAATGACAGTATGGATACAACACCAATGAACGCCAGAGGTAAGTTCTATAACATCTTCAATAACATGAATGTAAGATTTACTAATGACTTCACAGAAAAAGGTATCGTCTTACTGTTAGACTAATTGCATAGTAATCTTTTCCATGATGTAGGGGAGCTCTAACCGGCTCCCTATATTTATATAAGGAGTAATTATGAATGTAATACTTTATAAATTATCTAAGAGGAGTAACTCGACTAAAAAACCTGCCAATGATACTCCAAAGCTGGAGCTTTCATGTCTTGTCAAGACACCGAGCTCTGTAATAGACCCTGTCCTGGAGATCAAAAAGACCGGCTCTGTAGAGATATTTGATTATAACTACTGTTATATACCGGACTGGAGACGCTACTACTTTATTACCAACTGTACCTTTAATATGGGCTTATGGCTCGTTAATTGTACGGTCGATGTACTGGCCAGCTACAAAGACAGCATAAAGGCCAGCTCACAGTATCTTATCAGATCGGCACAAGTCTATAACGATGATCTGATAGACAGCTTCTATCCTACAGAAACACCAACAAGCGGAAGGATGAACCAGACAGCCGTAAGCGGTCAGCCTCAATGTTATTACGATGGAAACTGGTACGACTCTACATATTTTGATGTAGATATCGACAGCGGCGTAGTAGTAATAGGTATTTTATCCGGTTCTAATACCGGTGTATCTTATTACTGGCTTAATATGAGGACGTGGGCTGATTTTATAAGCCAGATACAAAGTTATGTACCTTCAGATATGGGCTCACTTTCAAACGGTATTGCTAAAGCTCTTTTTGACCCGATACAATATATAACATATTGTCGCTGGTTTCCTACCCGTCCGCTTTTTGTAGGCGGTAGTGTAACCTCTATAAATGTCGGAGGAGTTGATTTTAACCTGGGAGCTACAGCTGTTGCTTATGTTATTAAAAATAATCAAGGTGTAAACAGCTTCAGAAAGACAAATATTTCTATTCCGTCTCATCCTCAAAAGGCTACATATCCCTATACGGCGTTAGCACCTTACAGCAATTACTCGCTGTATTTTGAGCCGTTTGGACTGATGCCTTTAGACAGTACGCTTTTATATGGTGCAAGCTCTATATCTTTATTCTGGGATATCGACTTCTTGACCGGTGCTACTATGCTGACAGTAGAATCTAATACCGGAATTATGGTAACAAAATCAAGAAGCTCGATCGGAGTACCTTTATCTATATCCAAAACGACTGTATCAGTAGATAACGGGCTTGTGCTTGGAGCTGTAGGCTATGTAGCAAGCAAAGGAAAAGAGATCGCTTCTGATCTAGCCTCATCTACAAAAAAGAGCTGGATTGGAAACGGAGACGCAAGAAACAGCTCACCGTATGCCTGGAAGACCAGTCAGAGTGGGACAACTCTTGGAGATCTTGCTTCCAATATCTCGGATAATCTGGATGTTGTAAAGGGTGTTACAGACAGCCTGTTATCAGTTATGGGCCAGGTATCAGTTTCCGGAACGGCCGGAAGCTTCTTGATCTATTCTTTGAGACCGGTTCTTTATGGATACTTTATGACCCAGACAGAACATAATGATGCAAAGTTCGGCCGTCCATGTATGGAGACTCACAGTCTGTCTAATATCTCTGGCTTTATCCAGTGCGGTAATGCTTCTGTCGACTATACAGGCGTAAGCTCTGAAGCCTTCCCAATGGAGACAGAAAAGCAAGCCGTAGCATCCTTCCTTAATAATGGGGTCTATATAGAATGAGCTGGACACCAAGAGACGAAATACTCGGTATAGAGCCAACCGGTTCAGCCAGGGCTTATTATTGGGACATAAATATCAATCCTAATGCCAATTTTGGAAACTGTCTTCCAAACTGTACTACCCTGGCTTATGGCCGACCTTTAGAAAACGGCAACCCAGCACCGGTAAGCCGTATCAGAGATGCGGGGAACTGGCACACCGTAACAGCCAACGGCTGGACCGCTCATTCCTATAGCTCCTACAGATCACAGCTAAAGCCTGGAGATATTATCGAATGGCCTGGCCATGTAGCTGTAGTTGAGCGAATTGTTAACGGTGAAGCCTGGTGTAGCTCATCACTTTATACCGGTATTCATGGAAGAGCTGAATGGCCTCCAGGTTCTGGTAATTATGACGTCAGAGACCCCTCTGTAATAGGAGGTAGTACTCCAGCGGATGTATGGGACTGGATGCTTAATAATGGCTATCAGTGGCGGTGCTATGAATATGTAAAAGAGTCTGTCATAACTGATACAAGACTGGGAGTAAATCCTACATATATTCTGGAAAATCCAGACACTCCCGGACCAGGTCCAACGCCTGGGCCAATAACTCCGGAAATTACGATCACACCTGCTTATTATAATCGGACAATGAGATCAGATGAGGACTTTGTAGATATGTATTTCAATATAGTCATGAGTGGTATTCCGGACGGTGAGTCCGCTTCTGGTGGTAATTCTTATCCTGGCCTAAGCAGAGTATATAATACCGGTTGGAGCTATGAGTCATATACAGGCTCTGACGGAAATACATACCAGAATGCAAGTAAACAGCAGACACTAAGATATGAACGTGAAAAACTGGAGCCTTATACCGTCACAAAACATATGTATTTTGACAAGACTTTCAGTAATGGAAGTATAAGCTCAGATACAGTTATGACTATAACAGTAGAAATAAGTAACGATCTGATCGCTGTTATATTCAAGACAGATAAAGATGATGAATTCATGATAAAATTAATATAAGGAGGATATTATGGCAAAAGTACCATTTTCATATCAGTATCAGAATATATACAATTCTTCGATACAGCCTAATATCGTACACTCACACAATACGGCCCTGTTTGAGTATAACGTAAAGTATTTTCTACAGAAGGCTATAAGCGTCTTTAAGTTCAGCGGACTACCGGAAGGCTGGGCTCAGAATTACTTTAAATATGTGCTATTTGGGTATGGCTATATATCAGTATTTAATACTGATAAGTATGGTGTAGTGTGCCAAGAGTGTACGCTGGGAGATCGTATCAGTCTGTATAAACAGCCTCAGCGTGCGATCGTTACTAATCCGATCTTTAGAAACAGCATCGATCTTAAGCTCGGTGTAGACGGTGAGATAATCAAGCTACAGCCCGATTATAACGGCGTGCTTGATATTGTTACGACCTTTGCTGATCTTATGACTCTGGCCATGGAAACAGCCGGAGTAAACCTTCTAAACTCTAAGCTTTCATGGTTATTCTTTGCTGAGAATAAGACCGGAGCTGAGAGCTTTAAAAAGATGTATGATCAGATCGCTTCCGGATATCCGGCTGTAGTATTGGACCGTAAGCTTCTCAATGATGACGGCTCGGTAAACTGGCAGATGTTCACCCAGAACGTAGGACAGAACTATATAACTGATAAGGTCCTTAATGATATCGGAACTATAAACAATATGTTTAATAGTGCTATCGGTATTCCTAACGCCAACACCCAGAAAAAAGAAAGACTTATCACTGATGAAGTAAATAAACGAGACAGTGAGACTGAGGCTTTAGTAGAGCTCTGGCTGGAGACCATGAGAGACGATCTAAAGAAAGTCAATGAAATGTTTAACCTTGATATATCTGTTTCCTATCGCTTTAAAAATGCGTCTAGTGAGGAGGTAATAGCTGATGAGTAATGTATCTATCTATGGTATATACACAAGAGACCCGAGCATATTTGATAATATGATGCTTCCGGAAGTGGTAGATAAGCAGGAGCTTATAACTAATATCTGTCTGGAGTGTGGAGAGCTGGAGCTTGTATATCCGGATGCTCGAGTCATGAAGATAGCTATAAGAACATGGAGCCAGGCTATGATCAGATCATGGGATATGGAGGCTGACGTCCTCTTTGAAGAGTACGACCCATTTATCAATATTAAAAGGGATGAGTCAAGAGTCATAACACAGACCAGAGACCTACAGACTACAGGTTCAAGTATAAATAAAGTAAACGCCTGGAACGATACAGAACCGGTTACTCATGACACAAGCTCTGGCACAGGCTCAGACACCGGAACTGTTACAACTGAAGAGCATTTCCACGTAGAAGGAGACTCAGCGATCACTGACGCCCAGGACGTGGCTAAAAAAGAGATAGAGCTTAGAGTAAAATATAATCTCTATCAGATGATCACAAACGACTTTAAAAAGCGTTTCTGTTTAATGGTATACTAATAAAGGAGGTATAAATATGGCTAAAAAGAAACCTGTAAAAGTAACCCAGACCAGCGGTGTAGACTACCCAGACTTTACTTATAAGAAGAAAAACAAAGCCTGTATCCGTTTCAATGACGGTAATGTTATTCAGCTTTCAACAGACGCCGATAAAAAACAGATCAGCGTTATCTGGGAGGATGAAGTAAACGGAGAAGTATACGCCGATACTTTTGATATGGACGCCAGCTTTGTAACGGTAGCATCAGAAAGTGCCGATAGTGTACTTTTTGATCTGACAGTAGGCAATATCCAGGATGATATCACTATCACAGGAGATCAGATCACAGGAACTCTTAAATATGTAGCTTCTGGCTCTAGTGTTGAATACTGGAATACTCACTACTTCCTGGCTCTGAAGTTCTCAGATGCGCCACAGGGAGCAACGATCAAGACAGGTATTAAAGGACTTGCTGAGCTTGACGCTGACATGAACTGTCTATACGCTATTACTGATCTGAGCTTGCCAATTAAAGTAATTCAGACCACATCTAACAGCGTGATCAGTAAGAGCTTTGATCTTTCCAAGCTTGTACTAGAGGAGGAAGAGTAATGCCTATTTTTGAACAATTCCCTTATACTAATCTTCATGAGCTTAACCTCGATTATATACTCAAGACTCAAAAGGAGCAGGAAGAAGCCTTTACAGATGTAATCGAAGAGGCTACAAGTCTGAAAAATGAAACAGAAACTTTAAAGAATGATACATCTGATCTTAAGGAACAGACAGACGCTTTAAAGAATGAAACAGAACAGTATCATGATCAGACTCTTGAATATAAAAACACAGCCCAGGATATCCTCGGTAATATTGAAAACCTAAAAGAACAGGTTGAAATGTCCGCTGAATCTATCAGTGCACAAAGTGCGCAGATTGAAATCAACAGGCAGGATATAATCACCCAGACAGCACGTATTGATAGCATTATTGCTTTGCCGGATGGAAGTACAACAGCTGACGCTGAACTAAGAGATATTCGTATTGCGGCGAATGGTATTGTGTATCCTTCAGCAGGTGATGCTGTAAGGTCTCAGATCGGCGGTCTTGAGGAATCATATACGTTCGGAACACAGTACCTTAATAAGGATAGCGTAACAACAGGTAAATACTACACCGGTGCAGGTACAACAGCTGACACTACAGCAGTCGGTTATGCTGTTTATCCTCCACTCACTCTGGAAGCCGGTACATATTACTATAATATGATAGATACTAACTTCTCATACGGTACTGTAGGTGGAGTAACATCTAAAATCTTCCCTGCCGCCAGCGGTTCAATTACGTTTGAAGACACAGCGACTTTATATATCACCGCATACAGACCTACTCTGAACTACAGCGATGTAATGCTTGCTGATGATACGCTTCCTTCTTCATATATGTATGGTAACTATAATATGAAGTTGAAAACATCAAGCCTTAACAAATCATTTATAGTTGTAGATGCCAAAGGCAGAGGAGACTATACAAACATACAGGATGCTCTAGATAATATCAATGACTCTGAAACAAACAGAGTAGTGATCGTTGTAATGAATGGCACTTATCCACGGTTTACCTTCAAAAAAGGAAATCAGAATATATTGAGATATGTTGATATCATCGGTATGGACAGAGATCACTGTATAGTAAAATCAACAACAGGCGCATATGAAACACCTGCCGCTGATATAAGGATAAATGGTCTAGTCAAAAATCTGACTTTCATGAATACCGCAGATGATTATGTAAGCTCTCAGTCTTCCTTCGCATATGCTGTACACATGGACTTCGGACGATCTGATACTATTTTTGAAAATTGCCGATTTTATTCACAGGTCGGTCCTGGCGTTGGTATCGGTATGGTATCTGATATGACACTTGAATTCAGAAACTGTTTCTTTGAACATGAGAAAACAACAGAGCACGGTGGAAGCAATCTTGGCGCATTCTACTGTCATACTCAAAACAGCGCCAATGCGGTCAATCAGACTCTTATCATGGATAAGTGTATAGCTGTCAATAGAAGCGCAGCCAGAGGAATTGCACTCGATCAGCTCAACCCTTCATCACAGCAAAATTTTATTGCCACTTATAATATCGCTTATGGTACATCTGGACCGGATTGTTTAATACTTGGAACATGGGACAAGAAATATTCATATGGCAACAATGCCACTAATATGAACAGCTGACC